GCGTTGTTTTTCTTGTCACCCTTGCCGTTAAGGGTATCTAACTTTTGGCGCATCTTATCTAAATTTAGTGCCATTATGTATTACCTCCTATGGTAGTTGTTATTTTTTTGCACTTTCGCTAAAGCAGGTCGGCAAATCTCCCGACCAACTTTATACATAGTATCAGAACGATACCGGTTTGTAAAGGATTATTTTAACTTTTTTCTTGAATCTGAGAAGAGTAATAAATTCCATATGTTATAATCTCTTCGTATGAAGTTTCATAGATTCCATAACTTGCCCTGAGTTTTCCTGAGATCTTAGACTTCACCATATTCACAATGTCTCTATACAGCGTGCTCTGGTTTTCCAACACCTCTTTGGGAACTCCGAAGTAGTATCTTATCTCTCTTACTTCATCCAGAGGATAAAAGAGAGTCTCACTCTTTTGATCAATTATTGTCCCGAAGGTACATATCCTGGCAGTATCAGACTGAGAAGAGAAGGTATCTGTGACTGATTCTGAATTTTCAAAAACATTCAAAAGATGAATCGTGCTCACCAAGAATTGATTCAAACTTTGGAAATATTTTAAAATTGGGACATCACCTAACATCTTTTCAATGGATTGGTTTTGAACCATGAACATCTTCTTGAAGAGACCAGATCTAGCATATTGCTGTAAGACATTTCTTACCACCCTTTCTTGCAACTGTTTCTTCTCACTCAACAGTTCAATCTCTGGTTCAATATATAGTATGGTTGTTGGGATGTTCTTGTTGTGTATTTGTTGCAACAACCTAAGAGAAGCACCAGACACAATGCTCGCACCACTCAAGATAAACAAGACCTCACCCTTCAGACCCTTGAAGAAGTTTCCGGTCTTTGGGTTAAACTCTTCGTACTCTTCCGGTTCTTGCAGGTCTGGCAAAGAATAGCATCTTTTGCCCTCAATGTTACGATCAATTTTATAGATATTGTACTGAGGGTAGTTTCCGAAATGATCTGCTATATTGCATCCCACTTTTCCTAATCCAATTATATTCATGCTACTTTAATATCCCTCATATCTCCGAAGTCTTTTCCTATCTTAATATTTGTCTTGAAGATTCCTAGTCTAGTTTTCTCAAACATCTTCATCATTGGTACCAACAAGTGTTTGTCATCCTTATCAAAGTCTACAATTACTGAGTCATGCAATGTGAATGCAATGTTTGACCTCTTTCCTTTTAACATTTCTCTTATCTTAAAAGTATTTTCAAGCACTATATCATTTGTTGTAGATTGAATCAAGTAATTTATGCAATGTTTTTCATCTGACTGAACAACCCTGCCAAAAGGATTCTTAATTAGGTGTCCATTCCAAAACTTGTTTTTAAGTTCCTTTCTGTTATACAACCTCTCAAGGTCCGGATCATTTGATTCTGGATTGTACAACCAGGCGAAGAACTTTTCTTTCATCTGTTCCCTTGTTAGACTACCCTTTGCAACGTGGGTGACATTCCATTCGTGAATATCTTCTTTAATATCCCTTTTGCCCAATAGTGCAAGAAAGGTTCTTATCTCCGCAGAATTGAAATCCAATTCTACAAACACATCATTGTTTGGTTTAAGCACACTCCTGTATTCTTTGTTAAGGTTTAAGACCGGGAATGTTCCCTTCTTTGTTGTTAGTCTGCCTGTCCTTGACCCAAACACATTCAAATCTACTCTTTTCTCAACCCTCTCTAGTCTTGAAAGAAACTCCCTCACTCTGGTCTTGTGTCGTAACGGATAAAGACTGGTTGGGTCTAGATTCAATTCTTGATTTGAAACCTCTTCCAACATCACATGAACATTCTTTAAAAGTTCATAGTTCTCTGGTTTTGCTTGTCGAAAGACTGACTTACAGATCTCTTCTTTGACCAAGAAGTATTCTCTCATAAGATTTTCAGGAATCAAATCAAAAAAACAATTTGTATCAAGACACACTCGTGCTGCCTTGATCGACCGCATGTGCGCTCTTAGTTTTTGATTCATGATCTCGAACTGGTCTTTAAGGTTTTCAGGACAGCACTCCTCTAGAGTCTTGCCCCCTGACCAGACCCAGGCATACTCACACTCAAGGTCTGACAATAAAGAAGAGTGTTTCCAGGTGCCATATTTTATTGAAGTGTCTATTTCTGACATGCTGGTCAGGTCTTTGTTGATGAAAACAGACTCACATCCGGTCTTCTCATCGACTACTTGTAATATCATGAAGATCCTATTTTTTGTGTATAGTTAGTATTATATGATTTAATTTCTGCGGTGTAAAGAGATTTCTCATGTTTTTTGCAAAAATGTTTAAATCATAGTTGACATTCTTGAGTGCTTCATTTAGATGATTTAAGGCGACTTCCAACCCATATCTGCTTTCCATCTTCATGCACTTGCTTATTATATTATCGAAACTTTTTTGATTTACTTCGTTCATCAAATTAGTCTCCATCAACCTTATTTTTAGCAAAACTTCCATCCAAAATTGAGTGTCATACCCGTCTGATGGGTCTACAAGAGGTTGGCGACGATAGGACCATTCCTCTATTTGCCCTGATTCTGTGGTCTTTGTTTTTCTAAAGAAAGGTCTGTAGGATACAAACTGATTATAAATATAAGGCAAGACATTTCTTAGGAGATCCATATCTTCCAAGTGGGTCTTCATAAAAAACTTTTCAAAAAAGTTGCCGCCACTGGGGGAGAGACTAATCCCAGACGGTGCGCCATAGGGAGATAAATTACTAGAATTCAAATTTGCCACCAAAGTCCATGGGGCGTTCCTATCTAAACGAAAACCAAACTGTGCACACTTATGTGCAAATACCCTAAACTGTGGTGAAGAGAGCATATCAATTTTTAACTTTTCTTCATTCTTCAGGTTCTTCTTTAAGGTCAAAACAAGACCCGAAACATTACTAGGAGTCTTTTTTGACAACAAAAGACCCGTCTTTGTCATCACAATCTTTTCCTGAGATTCTTTTAATACCTGGAAAAACACTTTCACAAAATCACCAAAGTCCCTAATGCTACCACCGAACCTCTCAATACAAGCGTTCAGGATCTTAAATTTTGCGTTCTCAACATAGGACGCATGATGTCCAGAGAAGTCCGTCCATCCTGATGTGGGATTCAAACTTTCCATACCAAGCACAGGTTGCAACGCTCTCTTGGCAATCAAAGTTTCATAATCTCTTTTCAGATCCCTAAACGCTCTTGCAACAAAGTTGATAACATACACGTTCGTACTACCTCTAATGTGGGTAAGAGTGCCGGCATCATCGATCATAAGTCTCGCAGCGTTGGACAATCTATCGACCTTGCCGTACATTTGATGTTCACCAGAAAGATCAAGCGGCGAAGGGACACTATCTGGGAAACCTTGTTGTTCCACCGCTCGCTTGATATCATACTGGTCTTTTAGTTTAAAATCTCTGAAGTCCCTCATCAGTTAATTACCTCCTGGGATAATCGAGTCTATCATGTTTGTGACTCCCGCTTTCGCCGAATCGAGTGCGTCACTTGCAACATCCTTCACCACGCCTGCTGCCTCAGATGCCTGTGATGCCACTTGACTAATCTGCCTTGATGCAACTGCCCGTATAGTCACCATCTCTTCCTTGTTGTCTCTAGCGGTTGGGTCGTTTGGTACTGAATTGTAAACACACCTCAATGAAGTTTCAAACATAGTACCTCTTACATAATGAGAAGCACCCAAAATAGTATAATATCCCCCTATTTCCAATTTTCTTGCAATAGAGTTAGAGTTTGCAACTGATCCAAATCCAGATATCAAAGGGTCTACAAATATCGTCATACCTGGTTTAAACATGGTATTGCCAATCATCTTAATATCGCAATTATATGGTGCGGTTGCAAACACGTTGTCCTTGTTCTCGACTGACTTTAAGGTCTGAGACTCTCTCCAACCCTGAATGTTTGCCTTCGCAAAATTAATTTCCTTTAGGACACCCTTGTCGCGACCAACAGAAATGTGATAAATCCCATTTGCTGCATCCTCTTTTTTCTTTCCTGACATATACCCAGCACTACCAAGAGTTGGCAATGCATATATAAAAAATACTTCTCTCAAATTTCCAGTACTATGATCTGAAGGAAACATTTTTCCTTTTTTAAGATCTTCTTCTGTAAGAATTCTATTAAATTTCTTAAATACCTCGGATTCATCATTTAGAGCAAAGTTGTTGATCGACAACTTGCTAACTGGTGGTTTCATTCTCTCTGTTTGCGAAAAATAGTTGCCTCCCAAGACCTTAAAGATCAAGTCATTGCATACATCTTTTATAAAATCAAAGAAAGCATAATTTACCCTGCCTTTCTCATCAACGTTTTTCTTAAACCACTCCATATAAGTTGAAACGGTTATGGGCATAAGTGCCAAGTTATGAAGGGTCTTTTTTTCTGCGCCTACGCCTTGGACACCAGGGGAAACGGTCGGAACCATACCTAACATAAATTCATACTTTTTGTTCTTTTGAATACTTGGTTGATTTGTATTAGTCTTGGTGTCGTGCATTGCATCGATTGCAACGTCTAGAAAATCTCCAAAATAAAAAAAGTTTATCAAATGACCTCCTGCCCTTGGATTAGGCATCGAATCACTTTGTGTTATTACGACGTTATCATTTGTCCTAATCACCGGTTTGCCACCGTTTTCCAAAACGGATAGTTGGCAGTAATTCCTAAACCTTTCTTGAGCAGCTGATGAAACATAAGTCTGATATATCAACCCCCTATTCAACAAGGCGTCCATAATTGATTCATATCTAGATCTCAATATCTCTTTTCTTTGATTGTTTATTTGGGTTATCTTTTTCTTTTTTTCGGCAATCTGGGCAGATTCTGCCTGTGCCCCTAGATCTTCCGGTGAAATATCCACCCCTTCTTCGACGCCTTCTTTGAACCCTTTCTTAAATGATTCGATAAAATTTTCACTTTCCACCTCTACTTTTTGCCTGTAAAGATCGGCAAGAGACTTTGAATCTTCTACTGGGAAAATATCTGCGTCCCTAGATGAGAACAGGTTTTCAAGGCGACCAACGTACTCAACCTTCAAGTTAAGAGTTCCGTCAGGATTAACAGTGAATGTATGATCTTTCAAACCCATCAAGAGAGATATTTTGTTTGATTCCACCTCTCTCCTCATCGCTCTTGTAAAAAGGTTACCACTAGAATCATCCACTGACCAACCAATCTCTAATCTAAGTTCTTCGTCATGACTTTTCTTTTCGCTTTTGACTTTATATTCTATAAGTCTCAAAAAGTGTGTATCCAAATTTGATTTGGTTATTTTTTCTGCGTCTTGTATAAAGAGGGTCAAATCAACACTAAAAAGTCGATCTACGGAAACTAAGTCGGTCCCCTGAAAGTTTATCTGAACCTCTTGAAGTCCCACTCCTCCTCCTCTTTTACCGTCAAATATATTTGAAATGTCTTTTCTCGTCAAATGAGTATCAAATTTAATCTGACTTTCCTTCACCTTTCCGTTCTTAAACCGCTTAACAGAAAAAACTTTAACCTTTGGCAATATATGAGAAGCTTGCACCGTGGTTAAGTCTAGCATTTTCTTCTCGTTTGCAGCAGCAAAAAGGTTGTTAACTATAGAGGGTCGAACTTCTGCCAATCTTATGTTCTTAAAATGACTTCTATTACCTTGAAATGGTTGCAACAATCTTTGACTGGATACTGTAGATATTTGATAATAAAGATACGCTTGAGGATCAAACCTCCAATTATCGTCAAGATCCTTGATTGCAACCGGTTTTTCTGCGGCAGCGGATTCTTCTTCAATTCTTTTGTATACCTTGCTGAAAGACTCTTCAATAACACCTTGAAGTTCAGGGTCAGTGCCTTCAACTAGTTCAGTCGCAAGTTCTTGAAGGATTTTATAAACCTCTTTTCTGTGCTCTGCATTAATCACATTATACTCTGGCGATTCAGCGCCCCCCACTACTCTGTCAATGAACGAGTCAAATATCTCACCAATTATAGCACGCTGGTTTCCAATGGATTGAAAGTCGAAACCGGCTGCGCGCGCCCTGACCAGACTCACATCCCCGAGCGACTGAAAGGGTCCCCTATTGCTGTACCGCTCCACCCGGACCATCGTCAAGCTTGCATTATCTGGAAGTCCTGGAATCCTGGAGTCTGCAAGATTTTTGACCTGTGAAGATAAACTATCTATCCTTGTTTTGACCTGAGCATCTATCTCGTCCGCTGGAAAATAAAGTCCCGCGGAGAGCGATCCGTGGTCGCGGTCGCCGGATTGTTCGATTACATCCGGATACAGATCTTGATTTATATTTATTTTTTCCTGTGCCGCACTATTAAAGTCGGTATGTTTTAGATCAATTTTTGTTTCAAAAGTCTTAGCATCATTTATAGATTTTTTAAACTGATTTACCAAACTTTCTGCCGCTTTGAGCGCCTTGTCGGTGTTTGGTTTCTTCTCCTCTTTCATAAACCTGGGGAAAAAGTAATAAAGTTCTCCATCGAGTACGCGATCAAATGGTTTTTTAAGAATATTTATATCGCCCGGAATTTGATACGGTGTTTTTCCTTCTTCAGATACCGTCTGACTACTTAATCTAACTATGTTAGGTTCTCCACTCAAATTAACCAATCGTTTGGTGCCGTCTGGGAGCGTGGTTTTGACTTTCAAGTAAAGATCGTACTCAACTTTTGGATTGGAGAGAACCTTCTTTACAAATTCTTCCCGCAGCGGTTTGAGATTGTCCGGGTTGGCCAAGGCAGGATTGTCGGAAAAACTCATATGACGCAAGACCTTCAAACTGGAAATGCTGTTCAAGTAATTATCTACCTCATCCTGCAAGGTGTTTAAAGTTGTAGTTAAATTTGCTTCTGCTGCGGCAAGTTCGCCGGCGCGAAGTGCAGTCGGATTTACCGTTGGTTTTGCCTCTGCCATTTAAGAACCCTCCATGAAGAGTCCAATCACACGCTCTATGGGGAAAGGTACGATTATTGGATCGCCAGGACTAAAGTGTGCATCTGTTGGTTTCTCATTAAACCAAGCAATAACCCACCATAGTTCTGAATCGCCATAATACCTATGAGCATATTTGTACAACTTGTCTCCTGGATGCCAGAGCAACTCTAGGGTTTCAATTTCCTGCATGTCCTCTGCTGTAATGTTTCTAAATCTAGGCGTGGTAAATTGCCTAAAAGAAGGCAGACCACGATCTTTTAACTTCTTCTTATAAAGACTGTGCCTGTTGGTCACAACTAACCTATTGTCATATCTGGTCGTCATTTTAATCTAAAATTCCTCTCGCCTTTGATCTCCTGACATGCTCTGGGACATTACTATTGGACGGATTAAACTCTCCTACTCCGATCTTAGTCCCCTTTTTACAACTAGACTGAGATCCAAATGCACCGTCAGGACTGGTAACATAAGGAAAAGAATACTTATTATTTCTCCACTTTCCACCCTTCTTAAAACCCAAAGGATGATCATGAAGAACTGTAAAATTTGTCTCTACCCTAAAAAGTTTTGGAATCAAGACTCCAGCAGAAGGTATAAAAAATCCTGCCCCTAAGTCTGGTGCAAAACTTAAACCTTGAAACGCTCCGACCAACCCTCCGTCTTTTGCATCAGGACTGGCATGTCCAGCAGTGGCAGACTTGACCAAATTTGCAAACTTAACCCTCATCAAGGGAGACCCCGCAAGAACATCACCTTCATAAGTTGGATACAACTGAGATATCAAGTGCTCGATGGCATGTAAATTCCTTGTTGCTTCCTCGATATTTACCGAAGGGACGTCGAAACTCAAGGTCATGTACCTCGCATTCCCCTGGAATGTCATAATTGGATCCATCCTACCGTACACATCCTGGGAAGACCATTTAGAATCATACTGGTCTAAAAATGAGGTTATAAACGCTTTAAACTTTACGCAATAACCAGTGGCGATATGATAAAAATCAATATACATATCCCTGTTTGCCACTAGTGCTTGATCGCCAACTGATCCATACTTTGATAAATTCGCATGTGTTGAAGAATCTGACATTTATCTTAGTCTCCCGCTAGAAGGTATGTTGTAAGAGTAATTAGATTGAATTCTGTTTTCTACCAAACGTCCAACCTCTCTACCATCCATTTCAATGACGGTATTTCCACCACCGTTTTCTGCCAGACGATTTATTGCCTTTGTTAGCTCGTCCATCTTTCGACTCATCTCCTTAGAAGATTTGTCAAAATGACCATTAGGTTTTACACCCATAAACTGGTCTCTGGAGTCTATTGGATACATACTACCTCCAGTAAACACAAAGTCATTCATCTTGGTCATACTGCGATCCTCTTCAGCGTCTTCGCCTCCGCGATATTGTCTGGCAATCTTTCTTGTTTTGCGCCTAAACCTTCGACCTGATGAAGCGACGGAGCGGATCAATTTGCTGTCGATTTCCACAAACGGCAGGGCATCCAATCCAGCAAGCACTTCAGAAATTATTTCAGTGATACCATGAAACAAGTTGCCAACTCCTCGGATGACCGTTGGGATGAATCCATGCAACGCTTTCATTATACCTTGCATGTTTTCCATTGCACCGGAACCGGCGTCCATGCCAGGAATGAAAGCTTCAAACAAAGAAACTGCTATTTCCTTAAAAGCAGTCTTGAGGGTTTCCATAAAAGGCATTGTAGACTTAACTCTTGCCTCTAGACTTGTGTTAAACTCTTCTGCTCTTTTTAACTCTTCATTCATTTTCGCTACTTCAGCAGTTGACATTGAAAAAGTTCTTCTTGCCTGATCCACTGACATTCCCAACTGCTTTGCGATTCCCTTTTGAGCAAACCTATCTAAATCTTTAAACTCTGTCCCTGCTTGTGCAAAGGAGTCTCGAAGCAGGTCCACTCTTTCTGATTCTGTCGCAGTCAGCATCTCTATGGTATTCATGTAAGGACCGCCAAGAAATGCATTCAAAGACTGCGCGGCACCTGCTGCTCCCTCAAAAGTATCGAACTGACCGACGACACTCAGCAATTCCCTTACCGACATGCCTGTTGCCTTTGATTGTGCTACAATCTTCTGGAACTCGCCCGTCATTTTACTTCCGTACACACTTAAGGTTGGCAATGCTGCCTCGAATGAAGAAAACATCTCTTGAGGTGCCATTCTTGCCGCTTCTGCCAAATCGAACAAGTCCTTGCTATATGATGCTGCGTCTTGTGCAGACATGCCCATGACACGATTCAAAGAATCCATAACTTGGATTTGCGTTTGTGAGGCAACTCCCAATTCTTCCATAAGAGCAACTTGAGTGCCCATCTGCTCTCCAACTGCCTTAGAGACGTTCCTAAAACCAGAAAACCCTTGTATCAAAGAAGCGAAAGATTTTGCAACTTGTTTTGAATTTATACCCACAGCATAGGTTGTATCCAAAATTGAACCCAAAGAACTGTTCCACCTGTCACCAGATCCAGTCGCTCTAGCAAATGCAACGCCTGCCTCATCAACAGCAACAAGGGCATCAGTAAGAACTGAAATAACTCCTGATATTGATTGAGCGATGATGCCGCCGACCATTTTCGCCATCTTTATTGCCATCGGACCAAACTTTGAACCGGATATCTTGCCCATGGCAGAAGAACCTTTTTCCGACATTGAGATGGCGCTTACAGCGGCGTTCTTAAATCCGCTACCCATATTCTTTAAGATCCCCGTAACACCGGCAGAGGCACCTGTGATCTGCTGGAATCCCGCTGAAATAGGAGTAAACGCACCTTTCGCCGCTCTCTTAAAGTCATCCATGGACTGGTTAAGGTTGCGCTGTGCTGTGATCTTTCTCTCAAGAGCGCCGAGTTGTTCTTTTGCGGATTGTAAGCGTTCAGGGTCTTCTTCTTTTTCGGCGAGTTCCTTCTCAAGTTCGAGTTCTTCTCGTTTCAGCGCGATGACCTCTTTTTGGCGCTCAGATAAATCAGCAAGTTTTGATCCTGAACGTTTTGATCCTGAACCACCACCACCTTCGGGATCAATAGCGTCTGCGGCACTCTTGAGGTTTTCAGAGAGTTGTGCGATTATTGCTTTTAACTGTTCAAGATCTGCCATCTAAATAGATCTCCTACTTGAAGGGCCACACAATCCCTGTATCTCTTTCAAAGTTAGAAATTGCTCTGGTTAGACTTGTCTTGTTATTTTGGATGATTGGATTGTTTAGACCATGTTTTTGGACTGCCTGCATATACTTCCCCTCTGCGGCGAGTGCAGAGATGAAGGCGGTGACCTGCTCCTTGGTTCCCCTAACTTTCACAGAAGAAGACGCCAAGGGGGAGTTCGAACCAAACATTGCCCAAAGTGTATATTTAATTTTTCCTGCTAAAGAACCTAACTGGTATAGACTTTCATCTACAGAACCAACCGTTAAGTCTATAAAAATCTCTTGCTCTTTCATCAAAAATTACCCTCTCTTGTAAATAGTAGACTAACAAAAAGAATAACCGGCACTTGCCGGTTATTTAATTGATCTCATTTGACGCTCATGTTCTTTGTTTTGTTCTTCATAGAATTTGGACAGTTTCTGAGCAAACCATATTCTCATTTTGACTGGTAGGTTGTATGCTTCCCAGAAACTCCAATTTCCATGTTGCTTCAAATAAAAGAATTGTTCATAAACGTTATGTATATATTCATTCGTCAGGCCAAAAAAACCCGGCATCAATTGGGATTTCCCTGACCTCCTCTGCTGAACAATCTGGACAGTTAATTTCCATCGAAAGATCCAGATCTGGATTAAGACTCTTATATGCTTTTCTAATGGCACGCGAGTCTCTTGCTGGTAAAACCTCTATTAGATTCGAGATTTCTGCTTTGTCCTCCACTCCTGCGGCAGAAACTATGATAGTCCTTAAAAGATCTGTAAGAACAGTATCTTCTAGTTTATGCTTCTTTCTACTAGCAGCAATCTGCTCCATTCTTTTCTCTTCTGCCACTGTAATTGGTTTGATCCCAACTTCAATCTTGGCAACTGGTAGGGTGATATACCCCACACCATCCCTGATTGACACTTCACTGTTCTCTTGCAGTACCTTGTGCTTGACTTCGTCTAGGTTGAAATCATACTCATTTTTAGAACCGCAGGCACCGCACTGGATTACAGAACTATAATCATTGCCGTACCCGGTGATTCTTGCTGCCATCAAAAGAGCGTTGCGATCACCAATCAAAAGATCAGACAAGTTAATAGACTTATCTATCACCAAAGATTGCAGCAACCTATCAACAGTTATACCCTTCTTGGCATAACTAACTGAGGTTAGGATGTCCTCTTCCTTTGCTGTCATGTATTTGATTTCAATCTCTGTCTTTCCGTGAAGTGTGCTATTGCTTGGATAGAAGGCACCCTTTGAAGGAAGTTCAACAATCTCGGTGGGCAAAGGAAAAGAAAAAGTTCCAATGCTACCACCTTCTTGTTGATTTGTATTGTTTGTCTCTGTGTTGTTATTAACGGGGGGTTCAGGAGCACTCGTCTGAGTGGTCCTGTTTTTATTATTTCTCGCCATTTAATCCTCTCTTTATGATCTTCTTCTTGGCATTGGTCCGCGAGCACCTTGAGCAATCTTTCCTGGTCCGACGTTGAGGCAACGTGCCCAATCGTAACGGATTTCCATTGTGATTTCTACAAGATCATCTGCGGAGTAGTCTAGGTCTCCAAAGGAAACAGACTTGATCCATGGGTTATTGAGTTCCCACTGTTCAATAGGACCTCTACCATCTGGGTCTACCTGCTTAATGTAGATTTTGTTACCCAATGCTTGAATCGCCTTTTCTTTGGAAATCGTAATTGGGTTGCCAGACTCAACATTGACATCACTTGGTTCCACATAACCACTATCATTTAGCAACTTTTGAATGGTCTTGGAGGCATCAGGTTGCACTGGATCAACCAAAGTAACTGTAATTGAATTCCAAGTTACTCGACCTGGAAAGTAAAACTTATAATTCAAAAAATCATGCTCAGACTCTGAGACGTCAAAAGAAGGTTTGTTAACGTTCTTGATGATCCATTGATCAATGCCTCTAAAGTTGAGAAGAAATCGATATTTTCTCTTTGGTTCAGTGTAGGCATCTGCCCAGAACCCGCTGCCTTGTTGTGTTGCCATGTGCAATGTCTCCTATAAAATATATCTTATAATATAAGTAGTATTTTTTTAAATTAATCTTCGAATGCTGCGCCTGTATTTGTGACAATAAAGTCTACAGCAATGAATTCAACTGCCTTCGCTGGTTTCAAGAAGATCTTAGCATAGATAATGTTTCTATCTACCAAATCTGGAGTTGTTGTTGTTTCGTCCAACACTACCTTAAAATCGGACAAACCAAAACCGATCTTTACGCTTTCCAAGAATGGAGTCACCTGTGAGGTGAATCTATCCCAAGTGATGGAAACGTTTGGATCGAAAAGCAATCCAGAAGCAATTCTGGAAACTTCCTTCTTAACGTAAATCAAAAGTCTTCTAACGTTGATTCTATCAAGAGCAGAAGGAGTTACCTGAAGTGTCTTCTGTCCGAAGATCACGATACCTTCTGCTGGGAATGAAGCAATTGGGTTGATGTTAGCATCGTAAAGAACATCTCTTTCCTTGCTTGTCAACTTCTCACTGACTCCGATAACTGGAATACCAGCGGAACCTTCTGTCAACCCACCTCTGTTAAAACCGGCAGGAGCAAACCAAAGTGCTGCTCTCTCTTCCGTATTCGCCATAACACCGAGTGCTGCGACGGAAGGTGGGCACCAAACCTGTCGATCACTTCCTTCGTCGTAGATTTTAATCCAAGGAAAATAAGCGCAACCATAACTTGAGTTCAATCCTCTTAACTGGAATGCTCTTGCGATTGCCTCGGCACCGGCAGAAACTCTCTGACCATGACGATCATACTTTGCCTCTGCTGGTGGAGTGTACGCATCTTTGATGTCAATAACAGCAAGTGCGTCTGCTCGTGCTTCACAGGTCTCAATGACCTTTTGAGTCACACCGTCAACATCAACACCTGGAATAGACATCAGGTTCATTTCTACAACCTCTGGATCCCTGACGGAGTCAATTGCTCTGTCGATAGATGCTCTTGCGTAATTTGCTCTAGGATCTCCAGATTGTGCAGAGACTGCTGTGCTGTTAAATGGGTCCATCTCTTTAATATCAACACCGTCTGAACCATTTGTAAACGGCATGGTAAACCTTGCTGTGTCTCCTCTTGAGTCTTCCAAGAGAGTTCTGTAAGTCGATGAGCTGACGGCAGTGATTGACTCACCACCAACTCTTGATCCCGATACGTGCTGAAAAACATTATTTGTGCCATCATACTTAATGTCATCTAAGGTAAACACAAAGGAGTGGCCCAAGTTAGCGGAGGCGACGGCACCAGCAGCATTCTTAAGTGCTGAAACCTGCGGTAACAAGTAGTCGCCATAACCTTCGTCATGCCTGTTGCTTGTAGAACTTCTAGAAGTTCGAACTCCCCAATATGCCTCTGGAATAGTATTACCCATGTCTGACGAATTTACTCTCAATGGTAACTTGGGATAATCGACACGAGCGCTGCCGGTGAAATCCCCCGTGAGGTCAACCGCAGTGACAGCAGCGTGTTCTTGGGCACCATTAAGTCCGTCATAAACATTTTCTTTGCCTGGTGCCTCCATTGGTCTTGGAATTAGTGGTCCGAAGAAACCGAAAGGCAACAATTGAGGATCCGCCGTGCCAGCGTCAACTTCTGGATCCATCACGACTCTGATCAAGGAAGACATGTTGGGATATTCTCCATACGTCTTATACCTTCTCTCAACACTATCCCATTCTTGATAAACATCACCAATCTTTCTTGCAATGTAGTCAGAAGAGTTTGGATTCAAGTTACAATTAGAAAATCTCTCAACAACCCTTGGAGATGTGTCATTGTCGCTTGCCAATCTAATCTCTACTGTAAAAGTGCCATATCTTCTAGCGCCATCTTTACTTGCTGGTCGAATGTCTCTGATTGAAGCTTTATATTTCTTTTGGAAATCTTCACCAGAATCCAACCCTTCAAGTCTAAAAAGTTTCTGCATGTTTTCTGCTTTGTATTGTGGGTTATTATCTGATAAATCCTGGGCAAACACATGACCAGTAGATGCTGGTGCCGCTGGATGAGTCCAAGTGCCTTGGTCATAATCCCCGGCAGCGAGCAACTTTGTGTATACAAGCGGGAGACTTCCTGCGCCATCGACATTGTTTAAAACGTTTTCATTGATAAATGTCTCAAAAGACTGACCTAACCAATAAGTCTCCGTGGTTTTGGAAATAGTTGCATTTGTCTTTGTTGGATTTGTATTAAGAACCTTTCTAATAAACTTGTCATCATCTTTGCTAAAGTTGATTGTAAACTTTTCTGAACCAATTTCTAACAGAAACTGATTAGTCGCTGACCCAACTTTCGCTTTGTTTGCCTCGTAAGTGTCTTCGGCATCCTTTGCAACCTTGACAGCAGTAGTGGCATCAGCACAATACACGACTGCCGCCAAACTAGATGAAAACACACCACTTGCTGTATGACCAACGAAAATACCATGTGCTGCTCCAGCAGTCCAACCCGCTACACCGTTAGTTGTCTTATCAGCGTCCTCGATACCCAATAATCGGATAAAATTTACAGGACCACTGTTTCTTAGATATGCCTGAGCGGCATATGCACCGTATGTAGGAGCAAGAAGTCCATTACCTTCTCGCCACACGTCTTCACCAACGCCACCTGGGATTGGATTTCCGAAGATCTCTACAAATTCAGAAAAGGATTCTACACGCACTGGTCTAAGTGCTGGACCTCTCAACGCTCGACCAATAATAACTGGTCCTACAGCATCTTCTTCTTTTGGTAATTGAGAGTTATCGATCTCATTGAGGAACACACCTGGTGATACGAATTTAAACTTTTTGGCAGACATTATGACTTCTCCTTAAATACTTTGTGAAAAACAGTCTTTAAAACACTTTGTTCTCTAATAAATAGTTATTTCCTTTCTCAAATGACGTTTTAGATATAAAAAAAGAGCGGGACTAAATAGTCCCGCCCTTAAAAACCTTAGAGGTTTTTTAAGTTATTGCTTGATGTACTGAGCGACGAGAACGTCATCAGAATCAAGTGCCGCTACCATGGTAATAACCTTGCCACTCAAAGAGTAGTCGAAGGTATCTCCAGCGGAACCAGAAATGGTCTGGAGGATACCGTTCAAGTAAACCATGACAGAGTCCGCCTCAACTGGATCCGATGGCAGTGTTGCCACTGTAGCACCGGTTGTCATTGAAGAGGAAAGGAACGTGCTCTTCTGCACGTCTACAGTAAGGACACCAGCAGATGCCTGGAGACCATTACCAGCGACACCAGCGACAAGATCTGCAATAGACTCAATTTTTGCGTCACCTGTTGCACCGCCATCAAGGAACATGATGTGGTCGTCTGCTACAGCGACAGTTTCAGCGCTAAGAAGACCTGGACCATCCTTGAAGAGATTGTCAACGCCAATCTTCTTTAGAACCCCACCGTCACTGATCATCATCTCATCAGCAGCAGCAAGACCGTCAGATGCTAGTTCTGTTTGACCAGAAATAACATTGTCGTTGAGCATTCCACTTTCAACAGCGTCCGCCTGGATTGTCGCAGCGCCACCAGAAGCAACTGCGATGTCTCCGCTAACGTCAGCGAAAACTGCATCACGAACAACACTGAAGTCTGCTCTCTTGAGCACACCACCATCGCTGATCATAAATTCGTCTGCGTCTGCAACGTCACCAGTCATCTCAGTCTGACCAGTGATTGCGGAAACGTCCAAAGAAAGAGCGCCGCCAGCAGCGATTGCTGCCTGACCACTAACGTTGCCAAAGATTGCGTCCTCTAGGTTAGAGAATGTAATCTTCTTTTCCGTACCGTCGTCAGAGAAGACAAAGTGGTCGCCCTGAGCAACACCAGTGCCACCAAGTGCACTCAACTCGTCGATATCAAGTGACAATACGCCGCTAGATACGCCGATACCAGCACCTGCCATGCCAGACGCCAAGTCAGCAACACTTTCCTTTCTGGTTGCATTGCTATCGTCAGCATCAATAATCAAGATACTGTCAGCAGCAACATCAACAACCGCTGCGGAAACCTCAGCTAAATCAACCGAGAACTGTCCACCAGAAGCAGAAAGACCAGATCCTGCCATTGCGGTTGCAATGTCAGCAACACTGTCACTGTGCATGGTACCGTCAGCATCCTTGAAGTACAGGGAATCAGAACCAATAGCAATAGCAGTGTCTGAAGCACCAGTCAAAGTAACGTCACCAGTAACGGTAAAGTCGCCAACACCAGTAATGTTCTTACTGTTTGCATCTAGGTTTGCACCCAACTGATCTGCCTGAAGTTCGTCAATGTAAGCAACACCGTCGAGATAAAGATCCTTGAACTCTGCGCCGGAAGCACCAAGATCAACGTCATTATCAGTCTCTGGGCGAAGTACACCGTCTGCCAAGCGAATCTGAGTAGTACCACCAATGTTAAGGTCAAGTGCGGAATTCGTGTGATCCCAAAGCAAAGAAGCATGACCGTTAGCAGTCGAACTACCACCGATCTTCAAACCACCACCTGCGGAGTTCGCGGAGGAGGCACTAAGAGCGGAAACGATCAACTTGTCAGAAACCTCAAGAACAGTCTCTGTCTGTGAAACAGAATTAATAGTAACAACGTCCAGATTAGTAATCTGAGCATGGGAGGCAGTAAATGCGGTCACTACCGCTTCAGTCACTGCACTGTTGGTACCAAGAGTAATTCCGTCAATAGCACCACTGTCAACATTAATGTTTGTGATCGCCTGTGAGTTTGCATCGAGAGCAGCACCCAACTTATCTGCCTGAAGCTCGTCAATATATGCTACACCGTCGAGGTAAAGATCTTTCCATTCCTTGGAAGAAGAACCGAGGTTCTTTGCATCATCAGACTTTGGAAGAAGATCACTATCGAGAAG